AAATAACCAATCATCTTCGTATATATGAATTAAATGTATTCCTTTTTCTTCACAAAGCTTGGTCTTGTTCAAATGATAATCTTTATCTACATATAATTCATTATGCCAATATAAATCATTAAATTCAAAAGCTAACTTCAAATCCGGTAAATATACGTCTACTTCTAACGGAGATATAATAGCCCTCGAATTTTCTATAACTTCACCATCATAATTTTCTTTTATAAAGTCAAATAATTCTTTTTCGGATTTAGAAATTCCACATGAATTACAAAATTTACATCCATTTTTTCCATTAAAATGATTATCTGGTCTTTGATAAAAATAATGTTCGTGTTTTTTACAAAAAATTTTAACTGGAGTTTGTATATTTTTCATTACAACATTATCATATGAAAACAATTCCGAATTGTGTTTTTTACACGATCTATTTATGAATTCTTTTATGTTAATTCTATGGTCTATTCCTCTTTTCTTGTCAGAACATTTTTTACATTTATGTCCTTTTAAATGAGAAATAGCATCTTGTTCAAATATTCCATGTTTAGGACATATTATTTTAACCTTACTATGTATTCCATTATAATTAACCAAAGAATAATCATAATCTTCTCCATGAACTTTTTTCGATTCTTCTATAAATTGTTTTGTGTTCTTTTTTATATTACCATTACAAAAAGAACATCCTTGTTTTCTCAAATGCAATATAGGACGCTGTAAGAATATTTTATTACATCTATTACATACTATTTTAACCTTAGTATTACTATTTTTATATTCAACTAATGAATAATCATATTTGTTTCCGTGTATTTGTTTTGATCTTTGTATAAAATCTTGTGTATTTAATTTTTTATTCTTAGAACAATTAGGACAACCATTACCAACAATATGTTTTCCTGGTTTTTGTTCAAATATATCGTGAGTAGGACAAATAATTTTAACCTTAGTATTACTATTTTTATATTCAACTAATGAATAATCATATTTACTTCCATGAGTTTTTTTTGCTTTTTCTATAAATTGTTCTGTTGTTAATCTTTTACAATTAGAACATTTTGGACAAGATTGACCTTTAATATGCATGTTTGGTCTTTGTTCAAATATTCCATGTTTAGGACATACAATTCTAACTTTAGTATGTTTATTCTTATAATCTACCAATGAATAATCATATTTATTTCCATGAATTTTTTTAAACATAGTTAAAATTTCATCATATTTATACATTTGATCTCCTTGTTAGATTTAAAAATTAAAGAGATAATCCTTACTCAACAAGGTTTCAGGAAAGGTATGGCCATACCCTGTCTCTCTTTAAAATTATTTATTTAATTCTTATGTGTACTTCAATCTTATATCAGAAAATGAAATACCTGTTCTTGTTACAACTGTAGTGAATTGTATAAATTCTGCGGTTCTTATTGGTTGTACATAAATATCAACATTCAATTGATTTGAATCTATTACTAATGGAGTATTATTAGACTCATCACAAACAACTTCATATGTTGTTAATCCACCAGCAGATTGAATACTTGCTAAAAATTCATCAACAATAGTAAATATTTGCAATCTTGTTAAATCATTATTGTTTTCAAAAACAAAAGGTAATAATGCTCTTTCGATGTTATTCTCAATAAACAATAAGTTTCTTCTAACATTGATTCTATCCAATGCTGATCTCTTTAATTGAGCAGTCTTTTGTCCCCAAATAACAAATCCAGTTCCTCTTATCCATTTAATTGCATTGATATTTCTATCATACATTCTACCAATCTCATTAGTATTATATATCTTTCTCTGATCTATAACAGGAATTGTTGCTCTATCCATACCAGCAGGAGCATCCCACGGAAATCCTATATTATCTACTCTTGCAAATACAGAAGCAGCAAATATAGCATTAGATAACCAAACATCCCTATCATTAAACTGATCATATATTTTACTATATCCAGCATATAATGACATATATGATGGAGCAGGATATCCATATTTTTCAGATTCAATAATTTGTCTATGATCTGTTAATATAGGAGTACCTACAGGGTTTACTGCGATACAATCTAATCTTCTTGCAACTATTTGACCTACTTTTAATTTAACAGGTCTTCTCCAAGAAGTATTAATTAATATCTGAGCAGGAACTTCTTCTCTATTTTCAAATATATCCCATCCTATGACATCATTTAATCCATTATTAATTGATACTGTTCCTCCAGATAACTCACAAAAATGAGTATTTAATCTAACAAAATATCCAGAACCATCAATACCATCAGAAAAATAATCTTCTGTTGCTGATGATGGAATTAAATCAAATTCAGAATTCATATTTGCCTTAACATATATATGTCTAGAGAATCCATTTATCATATTTTCAATAAACAATTGATTGTTATTATCATCTACCATTGGTTTTAAAGAACCATAAAATTCTTCTATTGGTTCAAATCTTATTTTATTTTCATTTTCATCAGATGTATTAGCAAATAAATCATCCCAATCTCTATTTTCAGGTTTTTTATATACTTTCAATTTAACAACTTTACTAGCAATTGGGAAATTTTCTTTTACTTCATCTCTCCAATTAGGATTAGTATAATCCCAAATAGCAGAAATTGGGTCAGTTGGTAAATCATCATAAGACAACAACCAATCAGCTGATGGAGATAATGATTCAACAGTAACAGCATAATCATTACCAAGTTCACCAGGACCAACATATCCAACAAGTAATGGTTGATTAACTACAGCTTCATCTATTGAGTAGATTCTTTCTCTAGTGTCAAAATCTGGTGCTACTTGTGATGGTATTGCACTAACAGTTAAATCTTCTTCTCTGTTAGAATCAATACCTACAAAAGCATACTTATCATTTTCATCAAAATCTCTAACAACATAAAGAGTATTAGATTGTTTTAAGAATTCAAGTGAAGCATACGCACCATATCCAAATTCAGGAATAGTTCCTCTTGGAACACCTTCATCAACAGTAGTATTCCCGGAAGTAAATACAGGTTCTCCGAATGTTTCTATAAATTCTTTATCGTTTGAAATAAGAACAGGTCTATTAATAGGCCCTTTAGGAGCTCTTATTACTATACCACCATCAGAAATTCCTGTTGGAATAAGGATTTCTGATAAGTCTATTTCTCTTCTATACACACCAGGTGCGTTAAAAACTCTTGCCATTTATAGCCTCCTAATTTTAATTTTACAGCTTTATATAATATTTATATAAAGTATTTATATAATTTCTAAAGTTTCTTTATGAAACAAAAATAATAGGAGTTTCCTCTTCAATAATAAATTCATCTTCTATCTCTTTAGTTTCTTCATCTTTACCCTCATAGAATCCTGATTCTATATAATAAAGACCCCACAGTAAACTAGTAACACAATCATCGTGAGTCATCCTTGTTTCTGCTTGGAAAACATTAGGTTTTACCTCTATATATTTAGATAATTCTTCTATTGTATCCCTATCTACAAGTTCCAACCATTTATTTTCTAAATATCTTTTCAATAATAGATTTGCAGTAAGTTTAGATTTTCTAGTCGATCTAATTCCTAATCCTTTTCTATCACAATTCAAAATTTTATCGTATTCATATTCATACCATATGAAGTTAGCAACTTCTCCACCTTCTCCATTATTTTCAATCATTATTTCAGCATTATTATAATATGATGATACTGATATACAATACTTAGCAAAATCTAGTGTATCTACTTTGTTATATCTAAATACTGCTACTTGTTTAACATTATATTGATTTGTTATTTTTAAAACTTGTATTACCGAATAATCTCTTCCAGTCCCCTTAGAAGAATCTATTCCTAATATATATAAAACACCTTTCTTTGGTTTCTCATATATTTTTAATAATCCACCCCATTTAGTTGAAACAGGGTCATCAAATCTAGTTCTTTCTAATACATCACTATCCACAAGAGTATCGGATGAACCTAAAAATTTACAATTATGATTTTTAATATTATTTGCATAATAAGAATTATCACTAGATTCTACTTCTAATATGTCAAATACATAATCATATTTATTTAATAATTCTATTTTTTTAATTTCCTTTAAACCGTCTTTCGTCTCTAAAAATTCACCAACAACCAAATCTTTTACTTTTATATCAACACCACTCACAATAAAAACATGACCCAAATTAACATCTATATATGTATCATCTACCAATACAACTCTAACTAAAGATTGCTTTGTTTTTATCTTACCTATTCCGGCAAAATCCCTAAACCCCTCGGAGGTTTCAATCTCATATCGATTAGAAAATCTACATTCTGTATTACTCATCATTTCTCCAAATATATTTTAAAGATCCAGAATCATATATTCTGTTATAACCTCTATCAAACATTATTTCTCTTTCTGTTTTATTTAAATCATATCCCTCTTTAACCAAAACATCTTTTCTATAATTAAACCTATTTTCTCTACAATTATGTTTAACATAATAATAATTTGGAATTGTCTCACCTACTAACTTAAATCCTAATTTATCATATAATGATTCCTTTGTCATACTTGTCCAACTTCTATCCGCATAACTTAAAATCTGTAAAGGATTAGTATTACTTAAAAAATAATTATATAATTTATTTGCACCACCAATCACATTACTATTTATTTTATTACAGAATCTTAACAATTCGTAAGAATTTTCTTTTGATGTAGAACCCAAATTCTTTCTTAAATTCCCAAATGTCATTAAAGATACTAATTCTTCTTTATAATATAACCCCAAACGAATTTTTGAATTAACATTTCCCTGAATATGATTTTCAATTAAAAATTCTTTAGAATCTTTAGAGGAAACGTATTTTATTTTACATTGCCTTGCATAAATTTTTCTTTCTGTTTTTCCTAATAAATTTAAGATTCGGGATTTTACAATATCTGTTTTAAATAACCAATCATCTTCATATATATGAATTAAATGTATTCCTTTTTCTTCACAAAGCTTTGTCTTATTCAAATGATAATTTTTACCAACCAAAAGTTCATTGTGCCAATATAATCCATTAAACTCAAAAGCTAATCTTAAATCTGGCAAATATATGTCTACTTCTAACGGAGGTATTATTTTCCTATCATTCAATATCACAAAACCATCATAGTTTTCAGTAAAAAACTGTATTATTTGTTTTTCTAAAAAAGAGCTTTGTTTTATTGGATTACATAATGGACAAATATTCTCACCAAGTGACAATCTCCTACGAATAAATTGCAACTGAGATTTAAACTTATTATCACAAACAGAACAATGCAATACAACCTGGTCGGGTGATTTATATGACAATAATAAAAATTCTTTTGGGATTAATGATTCAACATATAAAATTTGATTTTCTTTAATTTTATTTATATGGTAATTAGAACCTAATATATAATCACAATTATATCTTTTTTGATTTGTATTTCTTGTACTCACAAGGGAAGCTTTCGACCCTATAATAAATCCACCATAACGAGAATCCATTGTTTTTTTAACTTTTTCTTTAATATTTGGATTTTGAGAAGCATATTCAAATCCAAACTTTTCCAAACAAGTTTTTTTAGACTTTAAACTTCTTTCATTGTAATTTTTTCTACTCTTTTCAGAAAGTTTTTGTTTAACAAAGTCAAGTTTAGAAGCATTATCAACTCCATATTTTGACATCATACCATCTTTAAGCTTTTTAACATTTAATTTCATCCTATTAGAAATATCATTCTTTTCCCTAAATGTGTCATCATTCATCTGACATTTAGATGAACAATATTTCCTATATCCAACATCCTCACCAAATAATCCTTTGAATGTTGTTTCTTTACCACATAAACAAATTCCTTCATCAGATTTTTTATAATATTTATCATAATATTGTTGTGTGTTGATATTATGTTCTTTTAATAAATGCCAACGAACAAACGATGAATATGTACCAATTATTTCTTTATTACATTCCTTACAAAAAAGTTTTTCTTTCATATTACTCCTTTTATAAATAAAACAAAGAGGGACAGATAGGAAATTTACTCGCCTATTTGTTAATATGGTGCAACATATTAACTAACCTCTAATCTATTATATAATTCTCCAAGTTTTATCGTTTCTACTTCACCTGTTATCTTATCTCTTATATTTATATTAGTATTATATACCGAGCATCCATACTCTTGATTAAAACGCACTACACCTATATCTCTAATAACATCTTTCTTCCATTCATCATCTCTATCTGGATGTTCCCACCAACCCACTTTAATAGGAAAAAAGTTATTATATCCTCGTGCTGCATTAATCCAAAATTCATAGAAATGATTCATGCCTAATGGTGTACTTGTCATTATTATTTTAGAAGTCTTTCCAGATGATATTACTGGATATGTAGCAGTTAAAAAATCATCAGCAATGTGTGGTTTTACCTTAGAAAACTCATCCATATACAATAAGTTCACAGAATCACCAGATATTGAATCCGGTGATGTAGTAGATGCTTTTAAGATACTACCATTCTCTAATTCCATACCTGTCTTCTTCCATACTTTAATTCCTTGTTGTAACCATAATGGAAGATTCTTATATGCTAATTGTATTCTTCTATTAATTTCTATTGCTGTTTTTTCTTTATTCGCAAGCACCGCTACATTTTTATCTTTATTAAATAACATATAATGTAATAAGTATACCGTAGAAATTGTAGTATTATGAGATAATATCCCATTAGTAAATAATAAATGTTTGTTTGATTTAACAGAAAAATCATACATGTGTTCCGATTCAATATCTAATTTTTTAACATTCTTTATGGATTCAATACCACTTTCTGTTATAATTCTATCACCTGTTTTTAAATCCTCTACAAAAACTTCATTATAATTTTCATCAATAACTATATGTTCATCTGCACATTTAAGAAAATGATTTTCTGTCTCTAATAACCAAACATCATGTTTTATTGTCTTATGAACTTGATCTATATCTTTCCAACCATCATCACTCCAAACCTCATAATCATCAATATCATAAGATTCTATTATCTTTTCAACACCCATATTTTAAGCTCCCACAATCATATATTCTATAAATTCCTCGTTCAAACATTATATTTCTTTCCGTTTTACTAGGATCGAATCCTTCCTTAACCAAAATATCTTTTCTAAAACCAAATCTGTTCTTTCGTTCGCCATCTCGAATGTAATAATAATTTGGGGCTGTCTCCCCAACAAAATCAAATCCTAATTTATTATATAAAGATTTATCATTATTCATTGTCCAACTTCTATCAGCATAACTTAGAATTTCTTTTGGTTTATACTTATTTCTAAAGTATTTATATAACTTGTTTGCACCACCAATCACATTCGTATTTATCTTATTACAAAATCTTAATAATTCATAAGAATTGTCTTTTGAAGAAGAACCAAGATTTTTTCTTAAATTCCCAAATGTCATTAAAGATACTAATTCTTCTTTATAATATAATCCTAAACGAATTTTTGAATTTACATTTCCTTGAATGTGGTTTTTAATTAAAAACTCTTTAGAATCACCAAAAGGAACTTCTTTTATTTCACATTTTCTACCAAATATCTTTCGTTCTGTTTTTCCTAATAAATTTAAAATTCTTGATTTCACTATTTCATTCTTAAACAACCAATCATCTTCATAAATATGTACTAAATGAATTCCATTCTCCTCACAAAGCTTTGTCTTATTCAAATGATAATTCTTATCCACATATAATTCATTATGCCAATATAAACCATTAAACTCAAAAGCTAACTTCAAATCCGGCAAATATATATCTAACTCCAATGGGGAAATTATAGACCTTGAATTCTCGATAATTTCTCCATTATAATTTTCTTCTATAAAATTTAATAATTCTTTTTCTTTATAAGAAGTTCCACTCATTGAACATTTAGGACAACCTTCCCCCCTAATATGACTAGAGGCAATCTGATTAAATTCTCCATGTTCTTTGCAAATTATAATAATATTACCCGATCTATTTTTATAATCTACTAATGAATAATCGTATTTATCCCCATGAATTTTTCTTGCTTTTTCAATAAATTGATCATTCGTATATTTAACATTATTAGAACAAAATTTACACCCCCCATGATGATGTATATGATTCATAGGAAGTTGTTCAAAAATTCCATGAATAGGGCATATTATTTTTATATTGGTAAACATATCTTTATATTCGACCAAAGAATAATCATATTTATCATCATGAATTTTTTTCGCATTTTCAATTATCGACAATTTACTGATTTTCCTGTTACCCACACAAGCAGAACATCTTTGGCCATTTAAATGATTTGATGGTTTCTGTTCAAAAATTCCATGTTCTGGACATATTATCTTAACCTTGGTATGAGTAGTATTATATTCAACCAAAGAATAGTCGTATTTATTACCATGAATTTTTCTTGCTTTTTCGATAAACTGTTCTGTTGTATTTCGTTGTTTATTTGATGAATTTATAAATGCACATTTACGACATTTTTTACCAAATAAATGATTGGATGGTCTTTGTTCAAATAATCCATGATCTGGACAGATTATCTTAACATTAGTTTGACTATTTAAATATCTAACTAACGAATAATCGTATTTATCACCATGAATTTTTCTTGCTTTTTCAATAAATTGGTTAGTATTCATATTTGTATCTCTATAAAAAAAGTAACCAAAGAAGTGGAAATGAGTCGAAAACTACTCGATTCTTTGGTTACTTTTAATATTCATATTTTTTGTTTTCATTTAGGATTTCCACATCCTCAAATTATACTTATATAAATTCCTTACCGAATTGATAGATTTTTATTAATATTTTGTGCTTTTATTTTTTCAAAGAACTTTTTTGCTTCGACTTCTTCTATTTTACCTGTTTTTTTATTACGAATTTTTATCATAGTATCTTGACAAAAACACTTCCCCGATTGGCGAGGTTGCATTAAAATGATATGGCGTTTATTTTCCGGTGGTTCGATAAAAGCTTTTAAAATCTTCTTTTGGTAATCCCAAAGAGTTATTTTAACATTACCTTTATCTAATGTAGTTATATAAACATATTTTTCAGCAAAGTATATAATATCTTCTTTACATTTAATATATTCATCAATCATCTCTTTAGTGAATTCGATTTGTTCTCCTTCACCCCTAAGATTTTTTATACCTTGAAACATATATTACCCCCACACACCATCAATTAATTCATATATCAAATTTGTTTGATCTTCTGTAAATTTCCATCGTATATTAACATTTTTATCTGCCCATTCTCTTGGTGTATTTCCTCTTTCTTCACTCATAGCACACCAATCAGCAACCATTTCTGCTATATCGATATTAGGCATTTTTTCTGCATCTATTAAAGAATTAGGTTTATCTCTATCATTTTTATTTAATAAATCATCTATTTGTTCAGTATGGTATTCAGGATGATGTTTATTATTTTTAATATGATGCAGTGTTGCATCTACCATTCTGTTTTCCATATCTTCCGATATTGGAAAATCTATTCCTTCTTCCTTACATTTATATCTCCAAGTAATATAAACATATGGTTCTAATTCAGGATTTTCAAATTTTGTTTTATCGTGTAATTCAATCCTATCATACAAATCGTCATAACCTGAAAAATTTTTAATTATTTTATTGATGTATTTCTCTACTAATTTAATATGTCTATTTGTTCTTTCTACAAAATGATTCAATTTACCATCTTCTGTTAAATCGATATACTCGGAAAACTTCATATACGCCCCCTTAAATCATTTTTCTTTTTTCTTTATACTTTCATCATAAGAATCTTCAATTTCAAAATCTACTTCTATTCTATTCATCTCACTTACTTTACCAGCAGAATGTATCATATCTAATAATGCACTAGAACTTAATAATACTTTATCATTTGGATTTAATTCTGAAAGACTTTTTTGTTTATTTTGTTCTATTTCTAATTGAGCAGCATCATAGTTTAATTGTCTCAATTCTTTTAATTCATTAGTAATAGAATTTAATAATGTTGCATAAACTTCATACATCCTAGCAGGAGAACCTACTTTAATATCATCTTCAAGTTTTTCTAAAATACTCTTACTTGAAGTTATAAGTTGCATTAGTTCTTCTTTTATATATGGAACATCATTCATTACTACTAAATTTTTTTTAAGTTCTTTCTTTTTAGTATCGATGTCTTTTATATTATTTTCAATTTTAGAAATTTCTTTTTTTGTTTCTTTTTCATCATATGATGTATCAAAATTTTCATTTAATCCTTTAAATGGATTATTTTTTTTACTCATATAAACATCAACCCTTTAAATTTTAATATTTCTAAACCAAGTAAATTCTTTATTACCATCCAATGAATATCCACTACTATGAAAATCTTCTGGCAGTTCTCTATCAGATGTTATTTCTCCTCCAGAAGTCTCATGTGCAGAAGTGTGAATACTTTCAAATAAAGAACCAGAATTATAATTTAAATATTTTGAATTTATCACATTAATAATACTTGATGATTTTAGTATAGGTCTATATTGAAATCCTTGAACTGTCAAATTAATACTAGCATTTAAATATCTACTATCTTGTTCATTTTGATCATCAATAAAATCAGGATTTACTCCATCCATCGTTACATTTAAATCTCTTTCAATATTAAGAAAAGAAAATTCCTTTACTCTTAAATCTAAAGCAGGATTAAAATATGGCAATATATGTTCTAATATCTGTGATAAATTAGACATATCATCACATTTTATATATAATGTAAAATTATAATCATATGGTGTAGGTTGATAATCTGATAATATCTTATCAAATTGACCATTAGATAATTCTAACGACTCAGTAAACCAATATCTCCAACTATTACTCGCGGTTGCTCTATTACTATTATATACTATACCATTTAAATATAAAGCTATTCTTGGTATTTGCAAATAATATCGTTGACCGTGTTCTTTTCCATCAGAATCAAAATAGTTATTTTCAATTCTATCCAAATGATATTTTTCCATTGGTCCATAAGTTATTGGTACTTTTTTTGACCCAATAGGAAGCCCTTCTGTATCATACCTAATGACACTTATATCATTAAATAAATCCAAAAGAGCAACTGTTATTCCTTGCAATGTTCTAGGATAATAATATTTATGCATTACAAACCTTCATCACCTTCATTCTGATATTGCTATATCACATGCTATTGCACCAGATTTTAATTGTATACTTTTTTCAATCCATTGATCTTTACTCATGTTTTTTTTATATTTATCAGCAATATCTTTATTTTTAAATAATGTAAAATCTCCTGCTCTCCAATCATCAACATATATCTTTACTGAATTTTTATCAGAAAAAACATGATAATCGTATATGAAAGTATCGAGTTTACGTTCTAATTCTCCCATAGCAGTCTTTGCCCATGTTGGTATATCAGTTGCCTCTTGCCATTCAACATCTTCTCTTAAATACTTCGATGACTCTTTAACTATTCTCTTATTTAATTCATTTAGTATGCTCATATTAAATCTCCTATGGTTTTGGTTTGTATATAATATTTTCTTTTTTAGAATCTACAACAGAAATTAATAATCATCGTCATCGTCAATTTCTAAATCAGAAATAAAAATTTCATCATCACCTTCAATATCCCTAACAGAAGCAATAATATCTTCATGATCAAGTTCTTCATCATCTATAGGTTGAATATATTCATCTAAGTTCATTTCCTCACCATCACAAACAACTGAAGAAAACCCCATTGCCTTTAACTTAGTTGCAACTATATGTTTAGTTACTTTTTCCCCATCCGATACAACTTCTACCGTAACAGCGCCAGGAACATAATCATCATTTACTGCATCAATGGCTTTTCCATCTCCATCATAAACAGAAATAGTTGCCTTTAACTCTCCTGTTTCATCATCTTCTACTACAAATGAAGCAGGTTCTTCATATTCATCATCTTCAAGATATACTGGTTTAAACGTCAATTCTTCATTAATAAAATCACCATTTAAATATTTTTCTAATTCATTTAATAAATCCATTTTATTCTCCTTTTTAAATTTCTATAAAATCATCATCCGTATCAGTTACTATATCATCTAATCCAACGTCTTCAATATCATCTACTTCCTCTTCATCTGGAATATCTACTGTAAGAAGTTCAGTCAACAAATCAAATATTATACTTTCTAATTCAGCATATTCAATACCTAAATCTTCGGCAAGAGCATTTACCATTTCATCAGTAACTTTTTCGCCAGCAGTAAACAATGCTCTAATAGCTTCTTTTTTATTTTCTAACTCTTGATTAATTTCTAACTCTTCTGTTTCTTTTAAATATTTGATAAATGACATCTTCTTCTCCTTTATATAATAAGTAATTATCTGTAATTGTATTTATATAATTTATCTAAATATATAGATTTATTAAAAGTCAACCGAAATAAAAATCTATAGGCTCACTTTCAAGCCGTATATCGTTCAATACTTTCTCTTCTTCTTGTATCGCTTCTTGAATTATTCTAGTTCCATCTATTGTTAATCCATCAGGCAAAGAACCACTATATTTACTTATATTACCTCCCCATACTTTCTTTACCCTCGCAACACATAATCTTTTAACCAATGGATGATTATATAAATTTTCAGCAGCTTCCCTCTTCCATAATGCTATCATTGCAGTCATCGTAGTTTTTGGAGTAGGAATAATTTCTAAAACTTCTCTTCCCCTGTGCCATTTTGCTCTGTATTGTTTTCCGAATTTTTGTTGAATCTCTGCTAAATATTGCATAGCAACCTGATATTGTGTTAATACTAAAGAACCACCATTTGACATTTCTCTACCTGTACCAGGACCACCAGGATACGAACCACCAGCAACCCAATCATTATAAAGTAACATGTGAGTTGGAGCAAATAATGTGTTAATTCCATCAACTCCAAATGTTAATTTAAAATCATAAGCAGCTTCGATATCTTGTCCCGATAAACAATATTCAGATACACCCTCAACAACATTTAAAGTAGCATATTGTAGATATGATCCATCCTCTTGATTATATCTACGAAATTCTTGAATTACATCCTCAATTTCAACTTCTAATTGTTCATCTGCAACTTCTATATTAATAACAGGAGCTCCCAATTTAGTTAATATATACTTTTTCATTTCATCCATTGTTTTTATTTTTTTCATCATTTCTCCAAATATATTTTAAAGATCCAGAATCATATATTCTGTTATAACCTCTATCAAACATTATTTCTCTTTCTGTTTTATTTAAATCATATCCCTCTTTAACCAAAACATCTTTTCTAT